TATCGATCCGTATCCGCCGACAGCACCCAAGCGGACGGCCCCGTCGCCGCGAAAGGGATTGCTCCATATGTCCACATGGGATGCACCAAGGTGGGCCGGAAAACGGTCCAAAAATCGCCAGCAGGTTCGACTACGGACGTACTTGGGAAGAAAGGCGGCTCGTACTCGTTGATCAGCGGGGCCATGCAAGTGCTGCGCAGGAAACCATCGGGGTACCGGACACCCCCAAATCTCTCCGGATACAGATAGGTCATAAGCAGGGGATTGCGCCGTGCAGGTTTCTTCTGCTTGCGCGAAATACCGCGCTCGATATTGCGGGTCGCTTCGAACCCCATCCGCGGGCCATAGGCACCCTTCTTGCCCATCCTGGCCTCGTTGGGTTTGAAGACGACGACCTCGGTCGCACCTTTCTTCTTCCACTGTTTCTTGGCACGTGGCCCTTGCGGGCGTTGCTCCTTCACGATGACTTCGCTCATCCGAAGGTAAAGAATAACAAAATTCCACAACACCTGTCCGCACCCCTCTAGAAAGGCCATCGTTATAGCCCTTGAGGAAAGCTTCTTTTATCGACGGGGGACGAACCTGATTGGGGTTAAGCCACCGTGAAAACGCATTATAGGCAACATGCGTAGCGATGCGGACAGGCAGGCTCCACCACGGGCTAAACCAGGCGAGCAACCCGTTAGCCACGTGCATGACGGTGTTGCCCCCAATTTTGCCCATGAGTGCCTCAGCAATAATATATGTAGCGCTAATGCCAAGTGGCGAAAACGTGCGCAACAATTCCTCGCACACGGGCGCTACAACGAGTTCGGTCGCGCGAGCACCGAGAAGCCCGTAAGACAACGTATTTACCATGGCAACGGCGGTAGCGCCGCCTGCCAGCAACGCAGACCGCACGAACGGTACGACGCCCACGCAGAGTACATCGCGAGGGACGCCCGCACGGTCAATGCGATTCATCTTCTTCCAGAGCGGGTTCTTAGCCACGCCCGGCAATGTCGTCACCTGTCTTAGCTCGGCTATAAGCGTGTCGCAATCACACTCACCCATGCCGTACAACTGCATGTAGGCCGAGTAAACTCGATCGCTCTGGCCTATGCCGACCTTACGGCCGACATGCAACATGACGGATCGCACGGCATCAGTGTTCCTTTTGCGGTTGCAGGCACGTCTGCTCTGTTTGCTATTGGGCATCATCGCCAAAGAAAGGGCAGACACATGTTGTACGTACTCGCGCGCAACGGGTAAGTGCCACACGGACGGCAGCACGTTTTCCGCCACGGCGTGTACCCACGCAGCGTCAAACGCCACCCCGCACCGGGCAAATAATTTGGGCAGCAATTTACCGGGTTTGGGTCCATACGCAAAACCGCTCAGCGTGTCGGCCGGGTAAAACCTCCCGCTGCAATATTCGGCTGCGATGAGTTCACGACTGAACTTAAGTTTGACGGCGTAGCCGGCCTCGGCATACTCGTCCGTTATTAATGCCTTCCACGCAGGCACCTCATGGTCTTCCATGCCTATAACGGGGAACGCGTCATCGCCTTGGGTCAATGAATATGCGTCGCGTCCATCAAACAGTTTGCGCTGTATATAAACGCTGTCTTCCGTATTAGTACTACTCGTTGTGTTCTGACCACTGCGCTGGCCATCGTCACAGCCGTACCG